GTGATACCACGACGACCCTGAACGTCACGAAGGTAAGGTGTGATCAAGCTCTTAAACTGTGCACGAGTAAATTCATCATTGAACTCGAACAAGAAGAACTTAGAAGCTGTAGCAATTGCCTTTTCAAGAACAATAAAGAGACGACGAACGTTAATTCTATCGAATGCTGATGGCTTAGACTGAAGTGTCTTATCACCATAAAGAACAGTTCCTTGACCTGGGAATGATACAATTGGATTTATACCATTCTTGTAAAGAATATCTCTATCAGCCTGTTTTGGATTCCAACGAAGCTTAACAAGATTCTTAATCTGACCACGATTGAAACCAGCTGGTGACCACCATGGGTCTCTAGTATTGTCAGTACGTACACATAGACCTGCAACGTCGCCGTTCATTGGAACCCAACGATAAACGTCGTTATAACGATCGTACATATACTTATAACCAGAATCCATTACAGCGTATGAACTGTCATGAACTGAATTTCTCCAAGCAACCAAAGCAAGTGCTTCGTTACCAGCGTTAGCTGTTACTTGAGAATCGTCTGGGGAAATAAGAGCAATACAATCTTTACGAGTTTCGCAAATGTTATCGATAAGATAATTTGCTAGCTGATATGTACCACCAGTTCCAGTTGGCTTACCCTGCAGGATAAGAGAAATATCAACATCTTCTGCAGACTTGTAAAGGTCATATCCAGCAGCAAGTATTCCTAGTGGAATAGTAGCTTCACCAACGCCATCTTTACCAGAACCGAATGAATATGTAACTGGAGTTTTGTTAGTTGAAGATATCAAGCTGCCAGCTGTATTTGAAACTGCACCAGCACGATCATTAATAGCCCAAATATACTTAGATGACTGATTAATTACTGTTTTCCAGTAGTTTGCTTGACCGCCTACAGTTTTAGAATCAGTTGCACGAGAAAGACCAGCATAAGATTCTAGAATTGTTCCTGGTACACCAGTAAATTTACCTTCTTCGTCACTTACAATAACGTGGATGCCGTCTACTGCAGTAGTGTTACCGAACTGCAACTGATAATCAGAAATTGCAGGTGCAGTACCAATAGATGTACTACCTTCCCAAGAACGATTAACAGTGGTGTTAATTGTAGTGTTTGTAGTGAATGATGTTGAAAGTCTATAAGTGCTATCGAAACCGATAGTAGCAAAAGATCCAGTTGAGTTTGTAGTAACGCTACCGATACTAGTAACACGAAGATTTTGTGTGCCAATAGTAGTATTACCGATTGTCAAGTAATCGCCGATAGAAACATTAGCAATCAAATTATTGATGTAAGTATTACAGTTTGGAGTACTACCACCAGCGCCTGGAAGAACAACAAGATTTGCGTAGTTTTGACCAATGCCAACAGCAAGGTTAGCTGAAACATCGAGAGCTTCTGTAGCAGCTAAACCAGACATTTTAAGAGATGAAGAAAATCCTGTTGAGCTATCGCAAACAGAAACCTTCAAAGAATTACCGATAGCGCCTGCATATCTAGCGACGAAAGCAACATTGGCATCAAATACCTGATTGCCAAAATCTGAAACGCTTTTTACGACTTGAGCTACAAGATTACCTACAGCACCAGTATTACCAACAGCGCTAAGAGTGCCAGTTGAAAGATCTGTAGTATTAGCAACACGTGTTACATAAAGACGATTGCCATATGAAAGGAAATTAGATGCAGTAAACCATGTTTCATAGTTGTTAGAATTTGGCTTACCATAAGTATTTACCAATTTTGTTTCTGTATCAATTAAATATCTAGTACCGATTGGTCCCCAATTAAAAACACCTGCAATCGCACCATCTGTAGTGGCAACTGCAGGAACAATACCTGTAAGATCGATTTCGGTAACATTAACGCCTGGGCTTAGTTGAAATGGCATTTTATTTCTCCTTCTGTGGAAAAAAGATAGAGTAATTTGTCTCTTTTATTTATAAATATTCGTCTTTTAAATCTGACATCCAATTTCCACGGGGAGTCATGTCTATAATTTCTTCAAAATCATCCCTACCATCATCTATAAACCCGAAAGGCGATAGATCTTGCATAATCTCTTCGTCAGTTTTATCTCGTAATCTCATAAGCGTATTTATATCGGTATAATCTTTGAAATATTGCTGCTCTGAAAGCCAACCGAATAGCACCAACCCCATTACAAGATCGTCGTGCGCTCCTTCTTCCGCTTCATAACTTTTACCTTTACGGGAAAATCTAGACAATTCTTCAATAGTATGGAAATCATTAATAACTAATTGGTTTTGTTCTATCAATAATTTTAATAATGAACAACCATTTGCTTTAACAGGAACAGTAGTTCTTACACCCATATCAATTCCAGAGCCGTATCCAGAACTTACCTTTTTACCATTCCTTCCATTATTTTCTGTAAATAGAATATTATCATATTCAAAATCATAATGAAGTGCATGGCTAACTTGAGCGCCCATATTATTAACTTCAACTAGAACTGGAGCTCTGTTATAATTTATAGCTACTTTATGAACAATTTCACCGTAATCAAGAGGTGTAATTAAATTGTTTCTATAAACACAAGCTTGTTTATATGGCATTTCAGTTACATCTATAACATGAAATGCTGAGTAATCTAATGATCTACCTTCAGAAACGTCAACAACAATAGTATATTTATGATCTTTGATTGGGCTTGAATAGACAGACAATCCGTCTCTAGTATTTAAAGGTGTTTGATGAACTAACTCTTTTAATTTCCAACCAGCGATAAGAGTACCAGAGCTACCCATAAATTCAACACAGTATTCCTGCTGAAACTTTTCAGTATTAAAGTTCATTGATGCAAGAGTATCAGTTTTCCATTTTTCATCTCTTCCAGGAACACGCTCGTATGATACTTTTATAGCTTGATAATTGTTTCGTTTTTCAATAGCGTTTTGCCATATAGCATAAAAGTGGTTTAAACCATTTGGTGTAGAAACGAGGATAATTTTAGATTCTTTACCCGAAGAAATAGTAGGATAAACTGAGGTAAAGAATGTATCCCAGTTCTCAATGAACGCTGCTTCGTCGATAAACAACAGGTTGATAGAATAACCACGAATAGCATCAGAGCTTGTTGCAGCAGCAATAACACGAGAGTTGTTTTCGAAAACAATAGCACTAGCTCTAAATTCTTTAACACCCTGTTGTAGCCATGCTGGTAGATACTGATAAGCTAACTGAATACGCTGAAGAATTTCACGTGCAGTTTCGCCTTTGTTAGCAAGCAGGGCGACAGTTTTTTCTGGATGGAATATAGTATACCAAAGAATGAAAGCGCAAGTAACAGTTGACTTGCCAGCCTGACGAGCAGTAGCTACAACATTAAATCGATTAGCAGCAAAAGAATCAATCATTTCTTTCTGATAATCATATAGCTGGAAACTTATTAAACCTCTATCGATATTAACGATCTTCATGTAAGTTTCAGTAAAATAAATTGGATCTTGTGAACACTTTACATATTCAGAAACTAATTCTGGCGTCCATTCAATAGATTGATTGGTACGTTTTAGAAGAGCATTACCATTATAACCACTACGCTTTTGGTCCGCCATTTTTCATTTCCTCAATAACTTTTTGAAGATCTGCAGTAGAACCAACGAAAAGATTATTTGTTACTTGTTGTGCTTGTTCATTAGTAGGCGCATCAGCTGCGCTAATTTGTCTAATTTGTTTTTGAAGTTCCATTAGATCTTTATTAGCCTGAAGCATAGTATCCATAAGTTTGGCTAACACTTCAAAAGCTCTTGGGTGTTGAGATGAGTCAGCTATCTGAGCTAACTTTTCCATTGCGTATGTACCGTTTTGAATGACTTCGTGTATATTTCCTCGAGCCATTTCGAAATCGTTTTTTGCACTATCATCATGCGCCTTAGCAACAATTGCTTTTACAGGGTCAGCTATAGGCGAAAGGTTTAACGCATTAAATATAGGATTATTGTTTCCAGTTGTCATGTGCTCACATTAGTGTTGCTTACTACATAACCAAAATCAGATGTTGCAGTAATTAAATTAGGATCAATAGATAGAGAAACATTAGATGTAGGTAGTCCAGCTGGTGTTAAACCTGGCTGTGTTTGTAAGAACGCAACAGGATCTGTATTACCAACATACTTATACAGTTCGCCATCATTAGCGCCTTGAGGAGTATAAAACACGCTATTAGCAAACTTAATAATTTTACCTGTTTTGATTGGTCCAAATATGTAACCTTTCATTGTAAAATCAAGAGTCCAGGTCAAAGATCTACGATCTTTCCAATCTCCTTCATAAACGTCATCCTGTGAAATACCATTTAAAATGAGTGGTATTTCCATAGTTACTTCCATTTCTGGTATTAAATGAACCGTAGTTGTCCAGTCTGGTGTAAAATATGGAAGAATTTGTTCTATAATTTTAGTACCATCTTCGGCGTTCTTACACATGATGTGTAATCTAAATCCAAAATTATATGGTACTGGTACGAACTGATATTTCATTATTTCTGAATTTTCTATATTACCAACAGCATATTTTTTTACAGTGCTAAGTTTTCTACTACCGTCATATAGTATATCTGTCATTTCGAATGACATAAGTGGTAATGTAGGAACAGCTGTTTGACGATCTAAGTTTGGATCTGCACCAACACGTGCTAACATTTTTTCTTTAGGACTGTATGTAATTGGTACTTTAATAAAAGCGTTTAAATGACCAGTACTATCAGTTCTAGTTATATTGATACGATCAAACAATGTACCGAATAACGTAACATATTTTCTTATTGATGAAAAATAAAATGATTGACCAAACATTATACAACACCTTCACTAAATGGATCTACAACTGTAAAATCAATAAAATCATTAGAACCAGTTGGATAATTAGTTGTTCCAGTGTTTAATGTAGTATTTTCTGCTCCTGGTACAATCGTTTCCAAATTATATTTTTCGTTTGTTAAATAATTTGCATCCTCATCTATCAAATATAAACCGTTTTCATCAGTAATAGAGTAATCAAGAACATTAGTTGAAAATTTAGTTTGGAGAATATCAATTTCTGGTATACCAGTGTTAAACTGCTCATCGCTATATTCAAATAATTCACAAGTAAGTTCCCAAGTTTGTAACCCACCTAACTGATAAAACATTTCAAGTTTGCTTACTGATTTAATTTGAAAGCATTTTTTGTTTAATGGGAAGAAAATAATATCACCTTCATTTGGACGTGTTTTACTTGTTACAGTTCCAATTTCTTCTAACCAAACTCTTTGTGCTACAGAAAATGTAACTTGATCTCTAATTTCAAGACCAAACTTAGACATGAAATTGCCATCGCCAGTAAAACCATCTACTGATTTTATATACATTTCAATTTCATAAGCTTTATCATATGTTGATTGATCGTCAGCAGTGTATAGCTGATCGAAATTACCCAACTTGCGTGGGAGATAAAGTATATCTTCCCCATATATTTTGATTGCTTCAATAATTAAATTTTCAAGAAGTAGCTGCTCTTGAGAAGATTTAAAATTATTAAAAAAGAAATTCGTTGCCATTGTTATCCAATCATATCTGTAATTGGTAGGCTGTAACTTGAGATCATTTCTGCTTCAAGCTCTTTACGCTCTTCAGTAGCTTCGTTATAAATTTGTTGACCATTAAATGTTAATCCACCTGGTAGCTGCATACCTTGATACTTTTTAATATTACCACCCCACTGCTGCTTAATAAGAGCAGTAGCATAGCGAGCTAACCAGCGGTCGCCCCAAGTTTTTGTAAAAATATCTGGATCTACAACTTGATATGCTTCAATGATAACATAATCATTTACGTTGATAATACCCCAATCCATATCGATATAAAATCTATTCACGTGACGATTATATCTAATAGGCTGTTGACCAACAAGCATTTGTTCAAGGAATTGCACGTGAGTAAGCGCCATATAGTATGGAACCATAGAAACAGAAGTAAGCGTATAAAGATCGTTCAATGCGATTTGATAACGGATATTGAACAAGTTATTAGTATTTAAAGATTGGCCAACAGGAAATAAATTAACAGCGCCAATAATATTATCAGGTAATGTAATATATCTGTTTGTTACATCGGTTTGTGTTATCTTATATTTGTAATAAGTTTTTTCAGTTCCATCAAAATGGTAATCTGCGAAATACAATAATGCTTCATCGACACGATCATCAACTTGATCATCATCTACGTTGATTTCAATAACTGGCTTACCTAATTTACGTAGGCAATATTCTTTGAAGCTTTCTCTTGAATTTGGAACTGCCATTTTTATTCCTGTCCGTTATTCGGCCATCCCGAATCGAAATCTGTATTTTCTATTAATGCCATATCTTCAGTATCCACTATTTCGAAATACTTACATTCTATTTCAAAACATTTACTAACATAATTTCTAACTTTTTCATCAACATTTTTCATATCAGAATAAACAAACTGTTCATCATTTATTTTCCAGTTCGTTTTTATATTATTCAATGCCATTAATGTATATTTAGTTTGCGATTCTCTATCAGTTTTAAAAATATAATTATCGATTTTCAATCCAGAAATTTCTTTTTTATATCTTAATTCGCTTATTAACATTTTTAATTGTAAATGCCCCATATATCTTTTAGACCAATTTTGAATCCAACGATTAGTTTTTTTATTAAATAATGGTTTAGATTCTATAATTTGCCAACCAATTTTTTCATTAGGTTTTTGTATTTTATCTACTTTAACAAATTCGATACTTTCAATCAAACCACCTTGCCAATCTTCAGGAAAAGAAACATAAACTAATTTATAACGGGGATCGACAGGATATTCGACTATAATGTCGTTCTCAACAATACCAAAACTATCTTCAAACATATTATCCGCTTGGGTATGTATGTGAAGTAGGATTGTTACCCCACATTATTTGTAAAAATCCATTACCACCAGGAGCCGCAGCTGGTGTTGATTGACTACTATTCCAAGTTGTTCCGCTTCCACCAGCTCCCCATCCATAAGACGTTGTATTAGCAGTATATGAAATGGCCATAACACCTGTTGTACTAACAGTCCAACCACCTCCAGGATTACCAGCTCCATATCCTTGTATATTTGAAGAATACCAAATTGATGCTGAACCACCACCTGGTTGTTGATTAGTTGGATATCCAGCAACAGTATATTGAGGATTTGACCCTCCTGGTCCAACAGATAATGGAGGTCCATTAAACCCAACATTAGTACCTGTGCCTGTATAATAAAGATTATTACCTATACCACCAGCTCCTCCACCTCCACCACCAAGTGGCCAATAATATGTAGGTCCGCCACCAGTAGTTGAT